GTTTTATAGGGTTGGCGAATACCGACCAACCCCAATAAACTATTTTGTATTTTTGATATCGAAAACATTAAACTATTCCGTATGCAAAAATTGAACTTTCCCCAGATGTTGAATAAGGAGCTTTTACTAATGAAATCTCTGTTGATAATTGAGTGTCTTTTACTACGTCTTGTGTATCACCACCTTGTGTAGTTGTATCTGCGCCAAGCTCAATCTCATGTGTTCCTAAGATGATATTATTAACTGGATTTAATACTACGCCAAAATTAGCCACTTTACTTGTATCACCTTTTCTGTTAAGTTCTGACACCCAATCAAGGATAGTGACTGTACCAGCAGGAATGATTAAGAATGAGCCTTTCGCATAAGCATTAGTAAACAATGTATTTTGTTTTCCTAATAATGATGGTACATGATGGAAAGTAATGTTTCCGTCTGTGAACTGGTACTGTAGATTTGTGCTGTTTCCACCACCTTGTGCCATTTGCGTTCTAAATAACATATACGTAATAGAATCACAGAATACATCTAGTGCCATTCCAGAATAGCCGATAACGTCCATACGTGTCAAAGCGATTTGAAACAATGAGTTTATATTTGCTTCTGCAATTTCAAATACATCATTAGTTGCATTAAACGTCCCTTTGATATTTGCCGTATTAATTGTGTCTCTACCAGCTAAGATGTAATCTACTGCTTTATCCTCAATCCCTTTTGTCATATTAAGGACTGTATTAACAAACTCATTATTGTACATTTCCTCAATAGTACGTGTTGAGCGTGTTGCTTGTTTCTTTGAAATCCTAAAACCATCTGAAAGAATATCAAATGTTGGTGAAATCTTACCACTCGCCCCATGCGTATAGGTGTGAGTATAGCTTTTGCCTGTTGTTAATGCTCTACTTGTTCTTTTGAAGAAATCAAGTTGAAAAGCTCTGTCAGAAGCTAATTTTAATGTTTGCCAATCTGGTGTACAGATATTTTGATACCCTTGTAGGGTTGTCGTAACTACGGGAGCATTATATTTAAGCTCACCGTTTTGAAAGCCAGCAATCAATTTTGCTTGACCGTTCAGTAATAAAGAATCATCGAAGAATGCCATTTATTTATAAATTAAGTTAGAATGAAATTTTGATTTTTTGCGAGTCCTTCGCTATTTGGAATGATTCTAAATCCCTGAATCTTAACAAACATAATAAAAAAAACTATAAACACAAAAAAAAAGGACTGTATTTATACAATCCCTTTAATTATTTTATTTTTTAAACGTCTATCTCTTTATTTTTAATTGCTTCTTGCAATCTCAAATTATAGTCCATTGAACCAAGTTGTACGTTTTCTGATTTCATTCTTTCATTAAAATCTTTTGTTGTGCGCCCTCTGTTTGTATTAGATGATGAATCAGTTCCTCCAGCTCCCCCTTGTGTTTGTTTCAAGTAGTGTTGGTTTTCGGAAAAGAATTTTGATAGTACATCTTTTGGTTCTAAAGGTTCTAATGTTCTGTCGTTTTTGTAAAATTCACCGTTTTGGTTTTGAAATCTTACTTTGTCATTTTCAACAATCGCTTTTAATTCGGGTCTATTTTTAATTATCAAAAGCATATCGTTTTTTTGATAAGCTAAGTTTTCTGGTAGACTTTGTAAAAGAGAATCTTCAATTAATCTATTATTTTTATAATTGATGTGATTTGTTTCTATTGTTTCTTTTTCATTTTCAAGATTTTTAATTAAATCTTTGAAAGACAATAAATCTGCATTCGCTTTGGCTAATTGTTCGCTCGGCTCTTTTTGAAATTCTGTTTTGTGCTTTTCTTCCAATGATGAAAAAAGATTTTCAAAATTTTTACCTTGAAATTCTAAACCAAGTTTATCTCTCCAGCTTTTAACTTCTTTTTCAAAAGCTGTATTGATTATTTCTTTTTTAATATTGTTGAAATATACATCGTTTTCACTTTTTGTCTTAGCTACTATCGTCTCGTCATTTATTTCAAACGCTTCTTTGTTTTCTTCAATCGCTTTTTTTAAATCCTCGATGTTGATTCCTACATCTAAGCCATTTACTAGAATTTTCATATTATTTTGTTAAATGTTTTAAAGTTGCTTCTTTGTTTAAAATATATTCAAAATCCATAGATTGACTTTGACTTTCTAAATGTATTCTGTTATTATCATACACAGATTTTGGGATTATTTTATCTTTTAAAATTTCTCCTTTATTTTCACCTTTTAAAATTTTTGTTGATACAATAACTACAGATGTTGTTTCCAAAAGTTTTTCTTGTGTTAATTCGTCTAATTTTTCCATTTCGTTTTCTTGTGTTAATTCGTCCTTAGACGGTCTGCCCCGTTTCGGTGTTTGCTGTGCTTCCATATTCTTTTATTTTCTCGTTAAACCATTTATTAAAATCTTCTTCTGTTGCGTAAATAAAATCTTGTGTTTTCGCCCATTCATGAAATAATCCTTTTCTTTTAGCTTCTACTTCTCCAAAGATAGTTAAAACTTGTTCTATTGTCAAATGAGGATAAGGCTCTATACTTAGTTTATTGCTTTCAATTAATCTCATATTAGGGTCAGATTTATATCTAGAAGATATAATTTCAGAAAGTAATTTATCTAAGATTACTACTGAACTTTGCTTTTCTTTCGCTTCATTATACTTAGCGATTAAAGTATCGTAACTTTCTAAAATAAATCTCTTACCCATTTTTGAGGTGTAAATCTTTTCATCTTTATTTTTAAGTGGGTCAATCAAATTTATCGTTAAATCCGCCAATTCATTTTTAACATCATCCACAAATTTTGAAAATACGTTTAAACGGTTAATCACTGGTTGAACGTCTATAAATCTTCCTGTCGCTGTTTCGTCACCTCCTGCGGTTTTTTCTTTTGTTACTCCCCAAACAGTTTTATAAATTATTTCTTCTAATGAAAGTTTGTTTTCTTGCATCCATTTCAAAGTTTCTAAATCTGGACTTATCCACCCCGATAAATTAGGGGCTAAAATTATATCCATCTCTTTGTCTTTTGGTGGATTAATAATAATATCGTCAGTAACATCATTTTTAGAATTACACGAACAAGATTCGCCATCTACTTTACCAGTTCCTTTGCATTTCTTACATTCTTGTTTATACCTCCAGTGCTTCGGGAAACCTTGTAATCGTTTATATAAAGTCATGACAGATTCATCAATTGCATATGTTTCTGCTAATTGCTGAATAAAAAACAACCATGATAAACGAGTTTCAGTACCTATTTTTTCAATCGGTGATAATATAACAGATGGGCATCTTCCAAAACCATGCTCAAATGATTTTTCCTCATCTATTTCAAATTTACCGTTTAATTCATTGATAATTAAATCTTGAATATTATCTACAAATCTCCATTGTTTAGCTTTTCTGCTTAAATCTTCTATCGGTTCAAATAATATATAGTCTGCTGTTATATCATTCGACTTGTAAACTCTAATATCTTGAATAGATTTGTAAGTCGGATAAACATTTATTTTTTCATCGTTTGTTTCATACTCCATGAAAATGACACCGTTTGGGTCAACGTCTGATAATTGGAATAAATTATTAAACAAAAAAGAATCAATTGATTTTCTGCCTTTGAAGTTGTTTAATTTATCTGAAATAGCTTCTTTTCGTGTACCCTCTACTTCATAATGTTCATCTCCACCCTCAGCGAAGAAAACATTATCCCTTGTTTCATAAACTCGATAGAATAAATCACGAACATCTTTAGAATATTTCTTTCTTGCTAATGCCCTCTTTGATTCTTCGATGTGTTCCATTCTGTTTATTAATACCTCATGGAAATTCTCTCCGTATTTTAAAGCTTTTAAAACTTTGGAATTTTCTCTAGCATCTAAAACCCATTGTGCTGTTTTCTTATTCTCTTTTATAAGTTCTATTATTTCTGTAATAATCATGCAAATACTTGTTTATTTTCTTGTTCTTCCATCATAAAAGGATAAAGGAAAGCATCACAAAAATGGTCATTTTTATCTTCGGGCTTGTTTATTCCAATACCTTGAATTTCAGCCATTTTGTAATTTTCCAGTTCCAATATAGCGAATTTAGACAAATTATTTTTAATTACGTTTATTTTGTGAATTTTGCAAGCACCTATCCAAAACATTTTATTTTTCTTTTTAGAAACTTTTACAGCTTCAAAATCTGCTTCTCTTAATGCTTTTACAAAATTCTTGACTCCATTCTCATTAACATAACGGTCAGAAGAATCACAAATTATAGGTAAATAGTTTTCTATGCCTAATTCTTTTAATCTTTCAATTAATAGTTGTGGCTCTGCAATAGGCTCATATATTAATAATTCTGTGTAAATATTATTGCCATCTCTTTTGTAACGAACTAAAGATAATGGGTCAACCGTATATCCAAAATCTAAACCGTAAAAAAAACCATCATTAAATATCTCTGGTCTTTCAATTAACTCAAACTTAGTGTATATAGCTCCTTTTATTTCTCCTTTGATTCCTAAAGCATATACATCGTGCATGTACTTGTCCGCTGTTCCTTGTGCTACATTTATTGGGTTTTCTGGGTCGTAACTTAATATTTTATTTAATTCTCCTTTTGATATAAAAGGATTGTCTTTAAAAGTTGTAGTTAAATTAGTAATGTCTTCACGTGTCATTACTGAATCATACACCCAATGTACTGTAGTTGAGGGGTTGAAATCACCCCAAAAAAACTCTCGGCATCTCATCTCTGCTTGGTCAAACACTGTTTTTGGTATCGGTAAAATCTCATTAAAATAAAGTAAATCACATCCTGCACCATGAAACTTTTTTGGTTGGTCTGCTCCTAAAAAATTTATCTTGTTTCCTAAAATCGTAAATGTTTGAACTTCTTTTAATCGCTCAAAAGGATTTTCTAATCCAAAATCATTTAATCTAAGTTTAAAATCATCATATAAAGTAGTTTTAAATTCGTTATACGTTTCTTTTACGATATTTATTACTTTACCATTGTTTAAAGTACAATACCAAATTATAAAGTCTACGGAAGATATAGTTTTGCCACTCCTTGATGAACCCTTTAAAATTGCACCCCTTACTTTTTGATTTCGCAATCCTTTTACTAAATGTGTGAAATTTGGGTTTATTTGGCGCATTTCTTTAAATAGTTATACTTTTTTTGAATAAACCCCGTAAAAGTAAGCATAAAATATAAATAAAGTGCAATTACTCATCTTCTGGAATCTCTGGGAAAAGTTCGTTTATGTGTTTTTTGTCGATTATAGTTTCTTTACTCTCTATCTTATCAACGTAACCATGATGATTTGTAAGCACAAACTTAGTCATAGTCGAATTTAATTTATCAAAAACACCATATTCAACTAATTTTATCTCTTGAATTTTCTTTGCTTTATCTATTAAGTTAGAAAACGAGGAAAATTTACCACACAAATATGATATAGTACCCTCACCTAAATCTTGTTCTAAAACTAAGAATC